ATGATCCAGGTGGTGAAACTAATTTTGGTATAGCGAAAAGCTCTCACCCCACAGTTGATATAAAGAACCTAACCAAAGAAAAAGCTAAAGAGATTTATAAACAGAAGTATTGGGATAAGAACAACGTTGAAACGTTACCTGAACAACTTCGACATATTTATTTCGATATGTGTGTCAATATGGGGAAGAGGCGAGCTGGTAAAATAATTCAGAGCGCTGCAAACAATAAAGGGCATGATTTATTGGTAGACGGATTTTTAGGCCCAGTAACATTAGGAAAAATTAATAACGTTGAATTAGAGAGAGTTAGAGCATTTAGAATTAAATTCTATGCTGATCTCGTCACGAAAAAACCTGATTTAGAAAAATTTTATTTCGGATGGTTTAGGAGATCATTAGAAGTTTAAAAAAATAAAAATAAGTATGTACGCGTACATTCTTTATGTGTATATTAACAAAAATCAAAAGAGGTCACAATGAGTTTATCATCTGATAAAATACAATCAAATTGGCAGTTATTAATCGATTGTGTAAAAAATACATTTAGCGAAGATTATCCAGACAACAGAAGAGAAAAGCTTCTTAAGATGTATCACGATCTAGAATCAAGAATGATGTTCGCGCCGGCGTCAGGAAGAAATTATTATCATAATTGTTTTCCAGGCGGATATGTAGATCATATATTAAGAGTCATAAATTTTGCGCAGTTACATTATGATTTATGGAAAAGCAACGGCGCATACGTTGATAATTATACAAGAGAAGAGTTAATATTTGTTGCTATGAATCATGATTTAGGAAAAGTAGGAGATTTAGAAAAAGATTATTACATGCCAAACGAATCAGAATGGCACAGAAAGAATCAAGGGAAAATATACAATCATAATCCCGAATTACAATTCATGTCAGTATCAGATAGAAGTCTGTGGTTATTGTCTCAATTTGATGTAAAAACTACAATGTATGAATCATTAGGCATAAGATTAACAGATGGAATGTACGATGATAGCAACATACAATATTTTAAATCGTTTATGCCTGAAAAACAATTAAAGTTTAATATGCCGTATGTTGTCCATCACGCAGATTCGATGGCTGCAAGAATAGAGCAGGAAATGTGGCAAAATAAAAATACAATAGGCGAAGCACAAAAAAAAGAATTTAAAAAATCTTTTAGTAAGTCTAAGGTCAAAGAAGACAAAAATATTGAATCGCTTAAAAAACAATTTAATGAACTATTTAAATAATTAAAATGCTTATAGAAATATTATTAATAACATTAATAGTTTATTCATTATTTTTATCTTATTTATTTTTTGTATCTTTGCAAAGAATAAATCAGTATGAAAGTTTAATTTTAAAAATTCAACAAATTATAGAATTTTCGACTAAAAAAATGAAAATGGTTGATTCTTCGGGGCATTATACTGCAGATGATGAAACAGGATTTTTCTTTAAACAGTTGAAAGAAGTACAACTATTACTAAACGATATCTTTGAAACAGAAAATGAGGAATAAATGAAAAAAAAGAATAAAAGAATGTATTTCGATGAAGACGTTCAAAATGCAATAGTACAATACAATGGCGAAGAAAATCATGTTATCAGAAACAAGATATATTCAGAAAAAATAGCCTATGCGTTCGACAAGTTGTGCGAAAACATAATAAATACGTTTAAGTTCTCGTATTTTGATTCGCATTTTAACGATGTCAAGCAAGAAGTGCTTTCATTTTTAGTATTAAACATGCATAAATATAATCATGAAAAAGGATTTAAGGCTTTTAGTTATTTTTCTGTAGTGGCAAAGAATTATTTAATATTGACTAATAACAACAATTATAAAAAACTAAAAACGCACAATAGCGCTACAAAGAGCAGAGAATTGTCAAGTCTTTCAGTAGATAAATTAAAAATATCAGATGAAAATGCAAGAACAGTAGATTTTTTGAATCTAATAATTTTATATTTTGACGATAAAATACAAAACTTATTTAAAAAAAGTGATGATATAGCAATAGCACATGCAGTTATTAAACTGTTTAAAGAAAGAAGTACGCTAGAAAATTTTAACAAAAAAGGACTTTATCTGCTGATAAGAGAAATGACAGGAGTAGAAACTTCTAAAATCACAAAAGTTATTAATGTTATGAAAAAACATTATATCAAAATGCAGAAAGAATTTAATGAAAAAGGACATATACCATTATAACTGATCAATTACAAATACAATAAAGCTATTATTTGGGGCAATTAAACAATTGCCCTTTTTTTTATTTCAAACATTTCGAGTTACATAATATTTATTTATGAATAAATGGGATAAAGTCATGAATGATGTAGAAATATTTGAAGGAAAAACATTTCAAGATTTAACTAAAGATATTTATAGCAACGCAAAAAATAAAAAGCTACAATTAGATCTTTTGATACAAGAGGTGCATGGATTGATAAATGGCATAGAAGATGTAGCGCTAATAGGGCCAGTAATAAAAGAATTGATGGATGTATCAGTTAAGAACGATGAGCATCTTGTAAAACTGGCAAGTGTTTTGCAAAGAATAATCGCAAAATCTCAAGCAGTTGATGAAGATTCTTTTGGATTATCTGATTCAGAAAAAGAAGAATTGATTGAAACGTTGCAAGAAACTGCAACAGATTTACAAAAAGAAAGTGACAAAATACAAAAAATAAAAGAAGAAAAAGGATTCATGAGCAACTAATGTCATCAACATTTATTACAATAGACCCAACTACTACAAAACAAGTAGGAAGAAAATTTTTAAAAAATAAATCTCCTCAAATTGTATTGTTTCAATTTGTCCCTGGCCACGTCACAAAAATTATTACAGATGAAATTGCAGGCGCGTTATCTGACATAAACGCGATAGAGGCAATGCAGCATCTATCTATGCATAAAAATGCTTATATTAAATCGCGCTCTAAAAAATATATACCTTTGCTCAGAGGTATGGCAGATGTTCCTGTTAAAGGCGATCAAGTGCTTTTATGCACATTTGGAGGAACTAATTATTATCTCGGGCCTGTAAATACTGTAAACAATCCTAATTTCAATACTAATAATTTGTTTTCTTTAGACAGCTATAATTTAAATGAGGCGCAATTTAAAAATGCGACTATAACAGAAGCTGATTTAGAAGGAAGATCTAAAAATTTTGTTCCAATACAATGGAAAAGATTGCAGAAGAAATTTAATAATGAATTAGATGAAGTTGGAAACAGCGACGACACATTTCAATTCAATAAAGACGCGCCAAAAATAAATGACATTCATGGAGACATGATTTTTGAAGGTCGTCACGGGAACAGCATAAGAATAGGAAGCAGAAATATAGATCCATATATTTTCATTTCAAATCATAGAACGCCATCTAGTTCAGAAGAAAGTTTTGCTGATGGAACATTGATTTCAATAACTGCTAACGGAACTTTAAATCAACATTTCAGAAAATATTATGATTTAGACAAAAAAGAAATAAGACCTACTTTCATATTAGCATCTGATGTTAAGGCAAGTGATTATGGGTCTGGCGCTAAATTAATAACTGCAATGATAGAAGATGTTAACGGCGAAGCAGATCCTTCTAAAATATTCGATAAGTATTCAGATGATCAGGTGATGATAAATTCAAAAAGAATAGTTATAAATGCTAATAAAGAAAGCATGTTTCTATCATCATTTCAACATATTCACATAGGGTCAGGAAGATCTTTAACAATTTCAAGCAACATGGAAACAGTGATAGATTCAAATTCAGTTAGGATTGGAAAAAATGCTGAACAACCAATTGTAAAAGGAAAGGATTTAATCAAAATATTAGATGATCTGATTAACGCAATTGAAAATATAGTTGTATTTCCAGCGCCTGCGTCTGCTACACCAATTAACGCGGGAGGCCCAAATGTTGCTGCTCAACAATTATTAACAACTGTCAGACAAAATTTAGATAGTATATTAAGTGCAAAAAACTACGTAGAATGAGGAGGTTATTATGAAAAAAACAGAATTTAGAATACTGATAAGAGAAATCGTAAGAGAAGAAGTGGCGATGGCAATCAAAGAAGTCATAACAGAATTAAGGAAGCCAACAAAATCATTTATAAAAACAGATTCAAAGAAAAAACGAATTGAAAAAAAGAAATACACAAAAAATTCGATTCTTAACGAAATGCTACTAGAAACTGCTGATTCAGATGATTGGAAAACATTAGGAGCAGATACATTTACAACAAATAATATGAGTGAACTATTATCAAAAGAATATGGAAATACATCGAAACAATCTATTGAGAATATACCTGATGCAATGGGAATTGATAGCTCTAACGTTCCTGAACATATCAATGACGCGCTAACTAAAGATTACAGCAAATTAATGAAAGCAATAGATAAAAAGAAAAATGGACAAATAGCATGAGTTTAGCTACAGATATGGATCGCGTTTATGAAAAACATACTGGAGCAAAGCCTAAAAGAGGCTTCTCTGTAGATATGGCTTTAGCGTTTACTGAGTGGATAAAGAGACAAAAATTCAGAATAAATGATTTTACTGCTTTTGTAGAGATTGATAAAATTAAAACAACAGGAGATATACAGGCAGATGTAAAAGAGACTACGATATTAGGTCAATATGCGCCAATAATTGATGTTTTAGAGACGCTAGGAAAAGGTCTTAAAAACATGGCAGAATTAGTAGCGCCTGCAGGGCCACTAGGCGATGCAGTATTAAAGCCAATAAAACAAATGAAGCAAGTTGCAAAAGTAATTAGCAAAGACGGCGCAACATTGCCTGCATTAGACATGAAAAAAGAAGGCGGCCAAGGCGGCACATTAATAGCAACGGGTCATGCATACATTGGTGAACCTGCTGAAGGTAAGCCAGACGCAACAACAACTGATATTGAAAATGATTATGCTACTATAACACTTTTAGAAGGAGAAGAGGTAGACTAATATGGCAATTCTAGACAAAACAATCAAACCTTTCATACAAGATAGAGATAGTAATGTTTTTATTGGAATAGATTATCCGTATCATAAGTCTAGCGGCGTAGAAGGCTGGTTCGCTTCAACTGCTACAACAATAGAATCTGTAAAAAATAATATAAAAATGTTGCTCAATACAGAAAGAGGCGAAAGACTTATGCAACCAGCGTTAGGAATGTCATTAAGAAGATTTTTATTTGAGCAAATAACTGAAGAAACTATAGAAAACATAAAAAATGAAATAGTAGCAACTTTATCTTTTTGGCTTCCATTTGTAGAAATACAGCAATTAGAAGTCTCTAATAGAAATAGTGATCAAGCAGAAGGCAACAAATTAGCAATAAAAATATTATTTAATATAACAAGAGCACCTAATTCTCTAGAGAGTGTTCAAGTAGTAATTACAGGAGAATAAAATTGTCGTATTCATATAACGAATTCAAAGATTCAAATATAAATTATCTAAATAAGGATTTTTCAAGCTTAAAATCTACATTAATGGAATATGCTAAAACATATTTTCCAAATTCTTATAGAGATTTTAATGAAACATCTCCAGGAATGATGCTTATTGAAATGTCTGCGTATGTGGGTGATGTTTTATCTTTTTATATAGATCAGCAATACAAAGAAATGATGCTTCCACTTGCAGAAGAAAGACGAAACGTCGTCAATATAGCGAAAATGTTGGGATACAGAACAAAACCAATATTGCCTGCTTATGTGACGCTGACAGTTAAACAGACTGTATCTTCAACAGGAACAAGCCCTGCAGAACCAAGTTTTTCAGAAAGAGTAACAATAGACAAAGGCTGGAAAATAAAATCTTCTACAAATTCTGATATAATTTTTGAAACAATAGATGAAATAGATTTTAGAGTAACAGGTTCAGTAGATCCCGTTCAATCTTCGTTTGATTCAACTTCTCATCTAGTTACACAATGGGAATTAGAAAGAAGTGTTAATGCAATTTCTGGAGAAACAAAAACAAAAAGAGTTCTAATTGGTGCTCCACAAAAGTTTTTAGAAGTCAAATTGTCAGAAACAAATATAATAGAAGTTTTAAGCGTTTCAGACTCAAACGGAAACAAGTGGTATGAAGTAGATTATTTGGCACAAGACAAAGTTCCTATATCAAGATTTTATGCTAGTGACGCACAAAGAAATGATATAGACGGAACACCAACTGCGTATACTAATTTGTCAGGAGACGCGCTTGCTCCAATTGATGTTGCTGTTCCTTATTCTTTGAGATATATACGAACAGATAAAAAATATATTATTGAAACAAATGATGACGATACAACATCTCTTATTTTTGGAAATGGTTTACTTAGAAATGGACAAACAATGGGATCAGACTTTTTTGACAGCGAACAAGTCGGCATTACAATACCGGGTACATCGGATAATTTAACCGATTTTATTGATCCATCTGCAGGAGATAAATTTTCAACGCTTGGTGAGACGCCCGCGCACGTCACGCTAACAATAAAATACAGAGTAGGCGGAGGATTATCTTCAAATGTCAATGAAAGCGATTTGACTTCATTTGATACAGCAGGAATTCCTTATGCATATGGTACAGGCGCAACATTATCTGTTACAAATAATGGGCCAGCAAGAGGTGGCTCTGAACAAGAATCAATTGAAGAAATAAGAAATAGAGCAAAAGCATTTTTTGCAACTCAAAATAGATGCGTCACAAAAGAAGATTACGAGGCAAGAGTCTTAAACATGCCAGCAAGATTTGGAAAAATAGCAAAAGTATATGTTGATAGATCTTCTCCT